CCGCGGTAGTTCTATGTAACCGCCTGGGATGTCTTGAACATAGGTCCCATTGGATAGATAACTAAACGTTGGTTCGTTCATCCGAACACCTCAACCCGTACAACCTCGTCTAGTTGTTCGCCGTCTAGGTCGGCATAAATACCGACACCGTCCGCGTCAAATTGTGTCGCCTCTAAATGGCCCTTGATCCATTCGCCGTTCGTGACTTGTTCGTAGATGTCTTCTAACGAAACGACCGACGAAAAAACATCGGCCGAAGCCGTTGCCATGTTGCACATCTCAAGCGACGCGACCTCGTAAACGTCAACCTCGTACATGACCACCGCCCCCGCCGTAATTCTTCTAGTTGTTCTGACTCTCATAACTACCCCTTTATTTATTAACCCGCCCCCGTTGGGCGAGTAGTGCGCGGTCAGGAATTGAACCCGAACAAGCCCCCAGGGCCGCGCTGAACGATCAACCAACAACCGCCCGCCCGCAACGCGTCACGATCTCAACCACGACCGCATTATCTAAGTATTCGTCATCATCCAACGACGCAAGCACCGCCGAATCGTGATCGTCTAATGAATCAATGTCAACCATGAAACATTCGTGAGCGTTCAAGACCGTTTCGGTCGGGCCGTGAACAATTAGAAACAACGTCACAACGACAACCCCAACTCATCTTCGGCGCGTGAATCCGCTATCGGGCCGTACGCATTAACAACTAGATCTAGATCCTCCCCGGTCAGATCTTCCAAAGTCTCAGCATTAAAAACACCAATGAATTCAGCATCTTTTGACTCGCTGACAACTTCGCCGCCTCGAATGGTCACCCAATACTCAACCGAGTACTGGAACGTGACACCATCGTCAGACATGACACGACCAACATCTTCCGAAGCCTCGCTCGCTAGATCAATGAACGACACCGCTTCGCTAAGCATCCACACATCGCGAGACATCGCCGCCTTCTGGCCAACAAACAACCAGATCGGATTCAACCCGTTATCACACAACGTCACGAGACGCTCACCATCAACCGAGACGTGCCACGCCGACGAAGCAACATTTCCCGCCTTGCCCATATTGCAGACGGCCGCGCCGCCATAATGCGCGGCCAAAGCCTGCGCCAAGTTCCCCATATTGGAGAAATGAACCGACATATCTTTCATCATTGACCCCTAACTGTTGACCGCCGAAACGGACGAGCCCGCACGGACCCGCATCCCCGATTCTATACACGCCACCGCCACCGATCAAGCATTAACCCCCGACCATCTGGCAACCATTCGCCAGGCCAAACCAACCCGAAACTATGCGGCCGCATTCGTGGCCCGTGGTGGCCGTTGCTGTCGGTAAGCATGGCTAGTTGCGGCCGTTGGTATTGGTGGCAACCGAGCCCGCGAGGGCGGCAGATCGTTGCCCTGGTGCGCGTCTCCTGGTTCGCCTGGTGGCCCGTGGCCGTGGCCCGTCCCTGGTTCGGTTCGCTGTCGCTTCGGTGGCCGTTGCCCGTATCCCCATCACCTGCCGATGACCTTGCCCGCCAACCACACACCCCACCCCGCACCCCTAGAGGGGCCCCACCCCCCCCCTTCTTGTTCACTCTCCCGTATTTTTTGGGTTTTTTGTATGCCCGTGTCCTTGCCGGGGGCTTGTCGTCTTCGACGTTGGTAGGTCAAGGGATGTTCCGCCGTTGGCGGCTAACGCCTCTCCATCGCCAGCGTGGCTGTCGAAGTTCGTTGTTGTCATCCGTGTGTTGTCACATCGGTGACTTTAACGTTGTGTCAGACCTTTCGGTCTGCCCCAATGCCCTACCGTTGGCGGCCCTACACCGTACCAACTCCCGAACCTTAACGATGTTCACTCGTTTCATTATTTAACTACCTACCCACGGCTTATTAGCTGGCATCCGATTCGACTGTCGGCTTGACTCTATGCATGGGATCCGAACCCCCTTTCAGGTCACGTGTCCCTACGCTCCTGGTTAGACAGGCTTACTACGGGCGAGTTCCGCTTGGCGTGTCATCCCGACAGGCTCAAGCTTCGTAAGTTCGGTGACATGACATTACCATGGGGCTGTATGGTGATAAGGTCAGTTTTTGTAACAGGACAAAGTTTATTTGGGAGAAGATATGGCAACTGTTGATGATTTGATGCGAACTGTTACAAGATTAGGTAACGATGCGCTTGTTGCTCAGGCTCGGTTTGCGTTGGAGTCAGCCGGGATCTTCCTAACTCCTGATATGTGTAAGGCAGCTTTTTGTGCGGCAGCGCACATTGTCGAGCTTGCGGAGCGTTCTTATGACGTGAACTCGTTGACAGCAGGCGAAATGGTCGCTACGCAGTCGGTTGGTTCGCTCGCAATGCAGATTTGGGCCACCCTTCACGACCTGACATCAGGCAAAGACCTTATATGACGATGCGTAAAGCGTTTGATGACGCAGATGACATCATTGAAGGTATCAAAGGTCGCCGTCCGACCCAGGCTAAGTCCACAAGAGTGGTCGAAGACATGGATGAGATTGTTGTTATTTCTAAAGGCGAGGCTCAACAAGCCAAAAGAGCGTCCCGTGCAGCCGACATTGAAGAGGTTCGGGTCAAAAAGGTGCTGGAAAAGGAAGAACGACGCAAGTCTGCCGAACAATTAAAGGTTTTGGGGCAAGATCTGCTTGCTTCAGGGGTTGCATCGCGAGAAATACTCCCCAAGTTGGCTCAATCCATCATTGTTGACCTTGGTTTACGCCTGGTTAGCAACGAATGGGAGATTAAGTCTGCCGAAGAAGCGACTAAGGTGGCGAAAATTTGGTATGACATCCTCAGGTTGGAGTCAGGCCAGGCAACAACGATCAACGAGAACCGTACCGGGAATCCCGAAGACCGTCTGTCGCGCTTAGAAGAGTTAAGATCAGAAGCGAAAGCTCGTGTCGAGGCGGGTCTGCGAGCAATAGGGGACGGACAAAGCGGATGAACTTCTTGTCCGACGACGAATTCGGTCAACTCACAGGTGCAGAACAAGACGAATACTTACGCCTATTAGAGATTGACTTACAAGCTTGGAAGCTGACCGGCAACAAACGCCAAGAGAAAGCTCATGCCCTAGTTAAGAAGGTTGACTGGTTGCTTTACGGTGGTGCAGCTGGTGGTGGCAAATCCGAACTGCTTGCCTACCACGCCCACGAACTATCAGAGAAATATCCCGGTCACCGCACACTCCTAGTCCGTACTGCGCTCCCCGAGCTACGACGATCACTCATTATTCGATCCCAAGTCCGATACGCCCAACTAAACGTGGATGCAGCCCTACGATCCATTGACAACGTTAAAGCCTGGTGGTACGGCAACGGATCAGTCATCGAATACGGATTCTGCGCCCGCGACGAAGATGTGGGTCAATATATGTCTGCCGAGTACGACTTCATCGGTTTTGACGAAGCAACCCAGTTCACCCCCTACCAAATGCTTATGATGTCGGGCCGACTCCGAACCAGCCGAAAAATGACTGCATTAGGCGTAAGAACCCACGTTATGTTCGCAACCAACCCTGGCGACCGGGGACACACATTCCTATACAAAATGCTGGTACAACCTACCCAGCACGGCAAATACGCTGTTGTCTACGATGTGCGCGACGGATTTGAGAATCCTGAAGTAGTACGCCGAGTCGAACTACCCGACGACCCAGCAGAGATAGACAAACTAGAAATACCCCACGACCCTACTGACCACCTCATCGTTGCGTTCGTACCGTCAACCGTGGACGACAACCCCCACATTGACCCCACATACCGCAAGCACCTATCCATGCTCCCCGAAACAGAACGCAAACAAAAACTGTTAGGCGACTGGGACACCTTCACCGGGCAATACTTCTCCGAATTCAACAGAGAAACCCACGTCATACCACCATTTGAAATCCCAGCAGAATGGCCACGCTACCGAGGAATCGACTTCGGAACAGCAAACCCCTACTGCTGCCTATGGGGAGCCTGGGATCCAGCCGACGGAACCTGCTACGTCTACCGAGAGGCATACCAAAAAAACCTGACCGCAGCACAACAAGCCATGCAAATCAAAGAAATGTCCAAAACCAGCGACGGCAAAAACGAACGCATCACCGCCACCGTCATCGACCCGTCCACATACAGCAACGTCCAAGGCTTAGGACAAACCGTCGCAGGCGTATACAACTCACTAGGAGTCTCCACCAGCCGAGCCAAAAACGCCCGTATCTCAGGATGGCAAAACGTCCACCGCTACCTACAACCAGGCGTTATCAACGATGAGCCAAAATTAAAAATTTTCTCTACTTGCGAGCATCTGCTCCGCACCCTGCCCGCGATGCGCCACGACAAAACCAAAGTTGAAGACGTAGACACCGACGACGAAGACCATGCAGTAGACGCACTCCGATATCTGCTAGCCTGCCGTCCGTACAATGAAATCACCCGCAAACATAAACACGCCACATATGATGCAGAGGGTAGAGTACAAAGGTTCATGGAGAAGTTGGACAAAACAAAAAAGCGGAGATGGTAATGAGAATCGTTGACAACTACAATTATCTGCCAGGTTGCTGTTGGATCTGTCGAGGGGTCGCAAAACCCATCATTGACATGGAACTAGACCTAGACGGACACAACCATCCCGACGACGCAAACCCGTCAGCCAACACCCGTCTCTACATTTGTGCCGACTGTGCGCTAGAACTAGCTCGCATGGTTGCACCAGCCCGCGCCGTAGAAATGCGTCGCTTCGGAGAATTCGCAGCAATGGAACGAGTCGCCAAAGAAATGGGTGACCGAGCCGAAATAGCAGAAGAACGCTTAGCCTTAATCGCAGGAGCAATCGTGGGTGTAGACTCACAACCTGTAGAGCAGGCAGGCCCTACAAGTCAACTCGACGAGGATGATCCGCCGTTAGGCTCCGCACGGCCCGATGTAGCAGGTTCACCCCTTACCAGCAAGCGAGGTCGTCCTCGTCGGGAAGACACCACCAAACCCGAAATAGATACTGATTTTGTTGGTGATCTGTGATATTCGCAGCGTTCAGCCTCGTCGCCCTACTGGGCATTGTCCTGTTGTTACTACGCGAGAACCGTAGATTGACTAATCTATTGTTGGCAAAGAATCCATCAGCAGCTATCGCCGCCGAAAAATTCTCTAAGTCAACAAAGAAAGAACAAGTCGATCCTCGGTCACGAACATCGTGGCAGTCACCAACTGAAGGCGTAGGGCCATGAAACCTTGGGAACCACCCAAACCAACAGATGTCATTGACCTATGGAACAAGGCTGACCGTTATCTGTTAAAAGAACGCCGGGACTACTGGATGAACGCGTCCTACAACAGCGGTCAACAATGGATTTGGTGGGATCAGACCCGCAACATCGTGCAAGAACTGGACTATGCGAACGACAACGAACGGTACACGCGTATCACCGTTGATAAGTTTGGGCCTCGTACAACAAACCTTTTATCTCGTATGACGCGCTCCCCACTCGTATGGGAGATCGAGCCATCAGGAACAGACGACGCGTCAGCTCGTCGCCAACGTCTACAAGAACAACTTCTCCTATCGGAAGCCACAGAACAAGATTGGGCTGACATCCGTGAAGAACACCTTCTCCAAGTCCTATATGGTGGATCGGCAGCCGTATCTATTGAATGGGATCCTCAACTAGGCAAGATCGTTGCCACCGACCCCGTTACCGCCATCCCGATCCCCGCTGGTGGTGTACGCCTCACACCCCTCGGTATCAGCGAATTCTGTCTAGAACCAGGTTCACAGTCAGTTGATGACGCTCGTTACTGGATCAAATGTGTTGCTCTACCCCCTGAGCAGGTCAAAGAACGCTACGACCTTGACTTTGATCCCGTACCTGACGCTGAAGCATCATTGTCATCGCGCCACCGCACATTGCTGTCGCGTCGACCACAAGGTCAACCACCCCGCTTAACCCTTGTCTACTGCTATTACGAACGCCCAACCAACCGTACTCCTGGTTGCGTCGTACACGTCGTAAACAACAAGCAGGTATACGCCTACGGCGACGGTCAAGGCTGGCCATTCCCATTCCAACGCCTCAACATCGCTATCGGTATCCAGCGCAAAATCCCTCGTACATGGGTCGGAAACACACTTCTTACCCCGGCACGAGACATTCAGTACGCCTACAACCGTGCGCGCTCAACCATCCTTGAACATATGCGTAAAGCAGCTAACGCTCGACTGATGGTTCCCGCAGGATCAATTGAAGACTCCGACACCATTACGACCGACCCAGCCGATGTACTTGAATACAACGCCGAACTGGGCGAACCGCATTGGCAGTCAGCACCCGAAGTCCCCCGCTGGATCAGTAACGAGGCAGCACAACTAGAAGCAGAGATGGACGACATCTTCTCCACTCACGCTGTTTCTCGTGGTCAAGCACCTGGCGACCGCAACTCAGGACTCGCCCTATCAGTATTGGCTGAAAAGGACGACGGCCCACTAGCACCAATGGCACGAAACCAGTCTGCTGTTTGGGCGCGTATCGGTCAAATGACCTTACAGTTGTACCGTGCCTACGCCCAGCAATCAGGCATGGTGCGATCACAAACGATTACCACCCAGCAAGGATCGACCGTCCAGTTTGAATGGACAGCCGAAGACATTGACGAAACCCCACAAGTCAAAGTCCCACTAGACGCGACAGCACCACGATCTAAGATCGCAACCCAGTCCGTCATCACATCGCTGGCACAAACCTTCCCAGCAGCATTCCAAAACATTGATGGCCCAAGCCTGTCAAGACTGCTTGACCTGCCCGACCCCAAAGGTTTCATGGCATCAGCCGACCCCGATGTCGCCAAAGCCGAATGGGAAAACGGACTACTCATGCAGGCAACCCCTGTCATGCCAGCAGACTTTGACGATCACGCCAAACACATCGCCCAACACAACCGTGAGCGCAAATCCCCTGCATACGAGCTTGCAACACCCGATGTTCGACAAGCAATTGACGTTCACGTTCAAGCGCACCAAAAGTTGGCCGCTGACGAAGCAGCCGCACAACTCGCAGCACAGCAACAGATGCCGGGATCAGAAATGCTCCCGCAAGCC